CGCCACTGGTAATCAGTGGCATATGCTTGTCCAGATCCTCACCGACAACAACACCCCCTGCGTGACGGGACGTAGAGCGTACCTGTCCGTAGAGAGCCTCAACGTGGTCCTTGATGTCGGGATACTTCTGAAGGTAATCTTTCAGCGTGACTGAGTATTCCATCACCTCTTCAAAGGTCGGCACATAAACACCAGACTTGATGCCGTGCGCCTTCTTGGCTAGGGGCGTTGCCTCCTTCATCATCTTCGAGGTAACGTTGTTGACCTCGGTGAACGGAACATCATAGAACTTTGAAATGTCCTTGATGAGAGAGCGCAACTGAAGGGTGTTGAAGTTTGAGATGGGGACCACAGATGTCTTGCCCCACTTCTCGGCCAACTCCTCCTTGAGGGTCATCGGGTCCGACACATCGTAATCGATATCAGGATAGTCTGTGGCGTCCTTGCGAAGGAACCTCTCGAACAGAAGCCCATACTTGATGGGGTCGACTTGGGTGATGCCAAGGACATAAGCCACAAGAGAGCCGGCAGCAGACCCACGTCCGGGTCCAGTCAACTGGCTTTCCATTGCGGCATCCGAGATGGCCTTCATCGTCAGGAAGTACTTGCTGAACCCTCGGTCATCGATGACACTCAACTCTTCCTTGAGCCGGTCAACATATTCCTGATTGTCTTGGAGACCAAACTCCTTGACACCGTGGAGACAGAGTGCCGCCAAGGTTTCCGTCTCGGTCTTGTCAACCGGGACAACGAAGTCAGGCAGGCGCACAGTCGTATCGGGCATGAAGGCTTCGATGCGCTCGTGAGCAATCTCGTATGTGCGGGTAATCGACTCCATGATCATGTCGTCATCATACTCGTAGTCAGTATCCTCGGAGTACTCCTTATAAGACTCCCACATCTGGTCGCCATTCTTGGGATACAATTCGTAGCCGATCTCCTCAACCCCGTCGGGCAGTTCCATACTGAGCCACTCGGGCTTTCCTCGACCAAGCCAACCAAGCCGCTTGTACAGTTCGCGGTCCTTCCAAGCATCAGGGCCCGGGTAGTGGCTGTCTGCCGTGGAGATGAGTTGAATGCCGAACTCGTGGTGCATCTGAATGATGTACTGGTTCAGGGCATGCTGGTCGGGGACGTTGTTCCACTGAAGCTCTCCATACCAGCGATCACCAAAGATGTCCACCATCTTCATCGTGGTCTCGCGCATGGCGGCGAGGATGGCATCGGGGCCGGCGTCCTTGTTCTCCCAGTAGTTTCCAGCGTACACACCGCCAAGACAAGCGCTGGCGCTGATGACCCCCTCGTTGTGCTCCTTGAGGATCCTATAGTCAACACGCGGGTACCTATAGTGGTTCTCTTCGTCGTGCGACTTGGAAATCATTGAATAGATATTGTTGAGGCCAGTCTGGTTCTGGGCCAAAAGAATGAGGTGGCGACGACGGTTGAGAATGTTGCGGGTGCTGCTCTTGGATGCTCCCTCCTCCTCGATGGCCATTCCGGTCTGCTTTGCCAACTCTCGCTTGCGCTTCTTGTCAGCCTTGACCTCTTCGTACTCCTTTCGCCACTCCCGCAAGTCTGGGAGGAAGTATGCCTCGACACCAAAGATAGGCTTGAACTCCTTGCCCTCGGCGTGCATCTTCTTGGCGTGGAGAACCTGATAGGACAGGCCATTCATATTGCCATGGTCGGTCAGTGCCAAAGCATCGGAACCGTTTTCATAAGCATAGTCCATATGCTCGGGAGGATAGCCAAGGGCATCGAAGGGCGACCCTGCTACAGAATGTGCGTGAAGCCCTACGAAAGGAATGTTTGATTTGGTCATTTAGTTATTCTCCGATCCTGTTGTATTCGTGATATGATAGTATGTCTTTGCTGGGTTTGTCAAGCAGATTTTCAGACCCCAGGTATTTTCTCAGCCCTTCCCAATTATCCGCTCGATAGTACCAAGGTGTCTCGACTACTTTGGCACCATCGAGTATAGCACATTCAAAAACAGTGTCAAGCGAAAAATGTCTTGCTGAGTATCTTTCTTCTACCGGAAGTTTTTCACAGGGGTAGCCTCTTTCGTCTACCTTTGATGTCCACATTCCGGTACCCTTGGCTCGCAAGTTTCTTCTGTACTTCTTGAACTCCTCGGGGTCAAATGAGAACCCAAGATACTCGCCGTCGATAATTGTTTTATTATCGTGTGATAAATAAAAAGTTGTCAGACTGGAAATGTCCCTTCTGTGTGGTCGCACGATTTGTGGGTCGTACAGCCCATATGGGAATGCGGTGTAGAACCTCGACGGACACACCCATTTGCTGATCTGCCTAGAAACCCAGTGTGCCACGTTGGCGCCGTAGAGAACACTCCACGCCAAGCAATCCCTTCTGTCCCGGTCCTTCGGGTGGATGGGAACATAGTGGATTGGTATGGGCCTGCGGTTCTCTGATATGAAGCCGGGATCTTTATGACGCGATAGGTAGACGGGATCTTGAACGTAATCACCCAGCCTGTAACGAATGAGGGGCTGCATGTCGTCGTGACACACAACCCATATTGTTTTACAGCCCGCGTAAGCACACTCAACCACAGCGCGTTCAACGGCAAGGTAGTCGTGTCCGATTGGTTGCAGACAGTCGTGCCACGGGAAATTGAAGTCCAGTGGCTGACCCGCAACAGGGACAATGCCTGCCAAGTGAAACGGCCTGGGTTTTGATACTTGTGTCATGATGTGTGGATTATATCACACTTCAAAGATTATTTCAACCAGAATGTCCAGAACTGGAACCGCCAGATGAACCGCCGGATGAACCGCCTGCGCCGGAGCCGCCTGAACTGGCTGCGGCTTCACCGCCACCTGCCGATGCGTTCATCGACGAAGCGGATCCTACGCCAGCAGCAGAGCCGCCTTCACCATACATTTCCTGCGCCTGCTCAAAAAGTTGCTGAATCAACTTCATGATCAAAAGTGCTGCTAACATCTTCTGCAGTTCTTGCCCGGTCATTTCTGAGATGCCCTGCAATGCCTCGCCCGCACTTGTGCTAGATGCGTTGTGCAAAGAACAGAAGTCCTTTGTGCTCATGTAATTGATTGTTGTTATGTTGTTGTTTACTGTTTGGGTCTGGGTGTTTCCGATGAGGTTTCCATCTCCGATGGTTAGGCTGTTCTTGCCTCCATCATCAGAAATTCCCTCTGCACCCTTCGATGGTGTAATCGCCTGTGGTGAGACATTACCCCCCGCGGACCCGGGACGACTGATGTGGCCAGCGGCACCACCGACGCCTCCGATTCCTCCTACACTACTCATTGATCTCTCCTTTCTTCCCATAATGGAGCCTATAGCAGCCTCCATAGATATTTATGGGTATCAGAAGTTTTTTCGTGTTTTGAGATCAATGTTTCTGCTTTTATATCAACGAAATCAATGCCTTCTGCGTCAAAATCCACAGTTTTCCTGCCACGGACCACTTGGCGGCTCTCATATTCGATGCCAAGGGGTCTATACTTGTATTTTTGATCTGATCTGTCGGGGTAGTTCGGGTTTAGGCCATTCTTTGGGCCTCGGATTCCCGCATCCTTCATCATTTTCTTGATTTTCATTCTGGCCATCGTGTCGGAACAGTTCTGCGAATTCAACTGCTTGTCCGTGAGATATGACACTGCAACAATATCCTTGTGGGTGCTGGCCGTTCCATTTCTCAACGAGCGGTAGAAATAAACCTTGTTAACAAAGTCCTCTTCCGTGCTCATCTCCTTGAGATCGTGCTTGCTCGTGTATTTCACAGAGATCCAATCGTATACTATATTCTTTTCTTCGCCTATCACAGTATAGTCAACATTCTTCAGCTTTTCAGCATTGAATACCGCTAGGGTTACAAACTCGTATTCATATTTTTTGGCGGCGCCTGTGAAAACATTTATTTTTTGATCCTCGACGCTGATCGATGTCACTTCCTGGGAATTTATTATTTTACCAGCAAGGGACATTGAAAATCTCAGCCGGTTCCACAATGACAACATGGAGACTGGGGCGTCGGACTCAATGCCAAACATTGAAAGGTCCAAGTCTGGACTGAAGTGATCTATTATTGTTGGTGGGGAAAGATTGTTGAAGAGAATGTGGTGGTCATTCAGGTAAGCATATACGAGGGCATCTAGGTTGTCGCCAATGACGACAGTATCAAATTTGGCTAGATTATTCTCCGCACTGCTGGAATCTGAAGTTTTCATCCGAGTTCCTGGGCTTCTCAAAACCGTTTGTGTCGTGGTTGTTGCTCGTGGAGTCGGCGTTGGGAATGAAGGCCATCCAAGTCTTTCCGTATCCCTTGATGGCGTATCCCTTGTTGCTCTTTTCCTCTGTGGGCTTCTCAAAGTTGATCATGTTGATGACAATCGTCTTCTGCGGAGTGTCGATGACGACGCGAGTACCATCGGGTGTCTCACCACTAACGGGAGTAGCAAAAAATAGGGAGCCGACGATGGCTGCGGACAAGATAATCTTTTTCATTGAGTAACCTCCACCCTTTTGGGTTGTAATATATAGTTCAGTTGATCGCTAATGTATCAAATATTTTTGAGTATTTTCTCTTTATTTTTCGAGCGTATTTCAAGACCTTTTGAGAGTACAAAACCCCTTTCTTTTTAGGGGTTTCGCCCTTACACCGAAATCCTGAGTTGTATCCGCAGAGGCCGGTCTTGTATCGCCCTTTTCCGTACTTGTAAACCCAGTAGTTCAACTTCTTGGCGCCGGTGAAAATACTCGTCGTCGGATCCTTCAAGTCCTCGCAAGTCAGCTTCGGATTGCGAGTGTACTTCGGCAGCACCTGAGTTAGCCCACAAGCCGTATCCTTGCTGACCGCAGTTGGTACCCAGCGGCTCTCATGGTAGATCAAAGAAACGAGAACCTCGGGCTTGACGTTGTTCTCTTCTGCTGCTCCGACAACTGTGTTCATGTGTTCACAGGCATATTCGGCATTGGGCATGCCAAGGGACACCACTGTCATACATAAAATTTCAGCTATCATCTTTTATCTCCTCGACCTTGAACTTTACTTCCTCGACCACCTTCTGATGTCCTTGTCCATGGCACACTCCGCATCGCTTGTCAAAAACAACGCCGCCACCACAATGGGGACAACTGACTTGCTGAACCACATTGGGTTGTGGTCGGAACATCAAAACACCCGAGCCCTTGCATTGGGGACAGGTTCTCTTTCCTTCACCACCCTTCCCGCCACAGGGGTTACAAGCAACCTTCTTCTTGTACTTGGCCACCTTGACAACACCGGTCTTGATATCATCCAAGGTAAGTTTGAGTTTGAAGACTGGTTGCGTTGGTCCCTTGGGGCGGCTGGTTGGTGGCCTCCTTCCGAAGATGGACTCAAAAGGGCTGCCCGGGCCAAAGGGGTTTCTCCCGCCAGCAAACAAATCTCCCAAACCCCCAAATCCACCGAAGCCCTGTTGGGCGGCATCATGCTGTGCTCGCTTTTCAGCATCGGATATGATGGAGTGTGCTTCGTTGATCTGCTTGAACTTGTCGGGGTCGCCGCCTTGGTCTGGATGGTGCTTGAGAGCAAGCTTCCTGTAAGCCTTTTTGATATCATCTTGGCTCGCGTCAGAAGGGACACCTAGAACTTCATACGGGTCCATGTCATCTCTTGTCCGATTTAGATGTCATTGTCAATATAACCAACACTGACCACGGTACCATCACCCCCAGGGCGAGGAGCGCATCCAAAAAACAAGTTGATGACATGATGTGGGCCCACATTTATTCAATCACTCCCAGCACGTAATTTTCCAATACGATGGAATGTGTGGAAGTGCCCACTTCGATCTCCTCGACCATTGAACGGTTGATGATGGCAACATCACCCTCGCTGACAATGGACTGGTGATCCTCGCCGCAAGATGTCTTCAACACCCTTGCGACAGCATAGCCAGACTTCTTTGGCTTGTAGTCGTCCGGTAGAAGAACGGCACTCTCTTCCTTGGATGGCTCCTCTTGAAGCTCAACCAGCAAGTAACGATTTTTTGGTGTAAATCCCATTCTCACCTCACACGGACTTTGAAATCTTGTCGTAGAACGAGGTCAACTGATCGATGTCCTCATCCGACTTCAGCATACGATAGGCCTTCACTGCCATTCGGAGTTCCTGCTTCGTAAGCCAGCCGTTTTCCACATAGCTAGTCTTGAGATCCTTCAAGTGTTCCTTGTAGGGCAAAATTTCGGCCTCAGTATCGGCAAAGGCCTTGATGAAATCAATTGCATACTCCTGACTAGTCTTATTCTCGTCGCTCATAAAATCCTCCTACAGATTTTAGTTTAAAATGTCAACTCACAGGCACCACCAGCACACGCCAGTTCACCTGTCAAGTTGGTATTATCCTCTACTTCAGTCACTTTTGTTAAGTTAACTTTTTTCAAACTTTGAAGCATCGCTTCATACTTCTCCTTTGAACAGGCCTCGAAAGGTGCCTGAACATAGGATCCGCCGTCTTGTGGAAGAACAGATAGCCCGTTGTAGAGATCACGGTTTTCCCACATCCACTCTCCGACATCATTCCATTCCGCATCATGCAGAGAAATGGTCGCAGAAACATTATGTGTGTTCTGTCCCTTTATGTGCCCGGGCTTAACCCACTCGGTGCTCACCTTTGCCACTCGCTTGAGCAACTGAAGGGCACTCTCGGTTCGAAGGATGGCTCCCTCGGGGGACTTCTGGGGAACAGAAATGACTGCCGTGTCGTGAGGGCGGAAATACTCATCCTCAACCAACTCCGGGTTATGCTTTGCCAGATGCTGATAGATGGCCTCGTTCTTGCCGACACGGATGCGGCGAATGTAATACTCGCTGTGCCAAGCATGGATACCGCTGGATGTTCCCAGGGTCAGGGAGGTTGTCCCGGCAGGCTTCACCGTTGTACAGCGGGCTGCGGACTTGATACCAAGAATATCAGCAACTCTCTTGTTCTCTTCCTTGACAACGCCAGCAGCGGCAGTCATATCCAAGTCAAGCACCTTTCCAGATGCGATACCAGTCATGCTAACGCCAATGAGGGCATCCTTTTCTGTTGTCCTCTGCCAAACGTCACGAAGGTAATGGAAGTCGGTGTATCCGGCTTGCAAGGTGCCAATGAAGGCTGCAGCCTTGACACGCTCCTCCAACTCCTCTTGCGTATCAACATCACTGACGTTCACCTCAGTCAAGTTACAAAACTGGTATGAACGAAGGGCGATTTCACAGCAGGGGTTGCTCCCCCAATCCTTGTCGTTGGAGAAATAAAATCCTGGCTCTCCTGAACCCGAAGCCTTGACACGCTCCCACAGATTCATGAAAAATTCTTTTGTTACACGGTGGCGAAGAAGAACAGCGGAGTTGTTCGCACGTCCACGTTGCGGATTCTTCTCCCACCAGTTTCCTGCCTTCGCAGCAATCATCTCGTCATCGTCAGCACTGAAAAGGGAAATGAGGGCTGCTCTGCGAATACCACCAGCGAGGACGGCATCGGCCACGTGACAAATCATGTCGTGGACTTCAATGGGGCGAAGCTTGTCGCCGTTCTGCTTTTCGGACAACAAGCCCTCAAGCTTGACAAGGCACTCCTTGAGTGGCTGTGGCCCGGGGGCTTTACCGCCCGATGTGACGAGGGCCGATCCCTTGGGGCGAATATCTGAGAAGTCAAAGCGAAGACGGGAACCACCCTTGAAGTAGGAACGGATCAGTGCCTTCACAGCATCAGCCCAGCCCTCGATTGAATCGTTGACGAGAAAGCGGCGAGTTCGGTTTGTATTCGGCTTTTGGATCTCGGGAAGCTTTTCAACATGGTGTGCTTGGACACTGTATCCAACACCGGTACCGCCGAGGAGAAGGAACATCGTCTCGCTGAATGCGCGCCAATCGTCGATGGGTAGGAAGGCGCAGTTGTAAATCCTGTTGGGCGCCACTTCGATGGGCTTGCCGCCAAACTGAATGGACCTCATTGAAGGCAAAATCTTCTTCGCCTCGACCAACGCATATGCATTGTCAATCTCATCCCACAGCGCCGGGTACTTCTTTATATGCATGCGCTTGTTCCTATCAACCATCTCGGCCCACGTCTCGCGGCGCTTCTTGTTGTGTAGGTACCTCGCATATTTCATGTGTACTGTAATATCTGACAAAATATCTCTGGATAGTTTGTCTTTATCCGAATCCAAAAAACTCCCGATCATAATTTATACCCTCCCTGCTTTCTTGTGCTTTTTATATCTTTCTTTCAAATCCTGCATCTTTTCTTTATCCGACTTTTCAATGGCTTCTACTGCGCTCATCGCCTGCGAGAGCACATTGATTTTTACATTCGAAGTATCCATGAAAATGGGATAGACAATACCATCAGGCCCGTTGCGGTTCTTGGCAACGAAGATGCGACCGGTGTTTGCAGTCTTGTCTTCGATTGTTCTTGATACTGAGAAAATAAAGTCTGCGACGAAGCACTTGTTGAAAGCTTCTGAGATGGACTCCATTGTAATAACTTCTGCATTAAGCCCCGATCTATTTGTCTGAGATGCGGTCCATACTGGACACTCAAACTCCTGGGCGACTGCCCTGAGTTCTTCGTAAATAGACTCCAACTCTATTCTCTTCTCCTTGTGTGTAGAGCGAGGACGGAGTAGATCGGCGTAATCTACGATAATCATATCGATTTTTACATCTCGATTTTTTAATTTTTCTAGATGATTTTTGATATTTACGGGGGATGCGGACTTCGTGGGGTACTCTTTTACAATCAGGTTGCCCTCGATATCCTTGACCGTCTCATAGATCTCATCCTTGAAATCAACGAGGTCTCTCAGGGGCACACCCGTGATACAACTATCGTATCGACCTGCAACAACAGTATCCTGAAGCTCCAGTGTATAGTGAACAACATTCTTGCCGAGTTTTATTGCCTCGGCACCCAAGTGAACCAAAGCCATGGACTTCCCTGCCCCAGTGGGGGCAATGACCACGCCGAGTTCACCCTTGCCCAGACCACCCTTGCAGATTTCATCGACAATCTTCCAGCCGGTTGTCACCGGGTTTCTAGCCTTGATGAGGAAGCGCTCTTCGAAGTCAGCCTTGTAGTCGTACCCGAAGTTGTTCTCGGCACCAAGCTTGATGGCATCGTTGATCAGGCCAGTCACATCATCAAATGACGAAGTGTTGATCAGTTGAACTGACTTGAGAATGGCTTCCTTGAGTTTCTGCTTTCTGCAGAAGTCAAGGGACACCTCCTTGATGTAGGCTGTGCCATCAGCGTCCAGCCCTTCCGTAGTGAGCAGGCGAGCATAAAAATCTCTGACCTGCTTCTTGGAGACGTCGCCCTCGCTGTCAAGCTCAGAACGGAGAATTGTGCTCATCGTCGCATATGACGGGTGAACACTGTACTTTTCCTTGTACTCAAAAAGTTTCCTGACGAACAACTGGAGATAACCAAGCTCAAAAAAGTTGATATTGATTACCTCTGCCATCTGGTCAGAGAAGCCTCGGTCGTCTAGGAGAAGCTTGACAAGCTTTTCTTGGAAATCCTTGCCGTATTTGGAAAAACTAGCCTTTTCCACTTGTTTCCTTTAAGTAACGGAAATGCGCTTCAGGGTTTGAAAGAGTGTCGACCAGTCGTAGACCCCAAAACCATCTTCAAGCATCATAGCATGAATCAGGGTTTTGTTGAATGATTTATCTGACTCCAAGACACACTTTTTGATTTTTGCCTTTGATTGCGGAGAGATAGATGGCATATAAAGTTGCATTATCTTGTAGTTCTGCTCCACAACATCCAGCTTTTCTAGAATATTGCTATGAACCTTGAGTGGTTTCTCCTTATTCTTACACACTTCAACAATTTTGTCAATCGTGTGTGACGTACTTTCTTCAAGGAATGGAAATCTCTTTGCGACGGTCTTCAGGCCCACTGCTCCGACACCGGGCAGATTATCACTCTTATCGCCGCAGATTGCCCGGGCAAGGGCAAAGTTGTTGGGGTGGATGCCGAAGCCCTCCACTACCCTGTTTTCGTTCAAAATCTCATTCTGTACGGGACGATAGAGAACAGTTTGGCCGGAGCATAGCTGAATGAAGTCCTTGTCGGAACTCACAATAATCTTTTGCCAGTCGTTCAACTCTGACATGCCGGCAACGAAGGCGATGATGTCATCAGCCTCAAGGTTCTCCACCATGGTCTGGCAGATGGGCATCATGTTCAGATATTCTACCAGTCGTGCCTGTTGCCACATCTTATTCTGCAACTCTTCATTCTCTGAAAGGTTGCGAATGGCACGATTGAGCCTGATTGGCTTTCTGCCTTCCTTGTAGCCCTTTTGTACTGCTCTGCGGCGACTAGATCCACCATCCCACGCAATAACCACGTGATCCGGCTTTGTCTCGCGAACAAGTTTTTGTAGAATTTTGAGAAAACCCTTCGTTCCACCAATGGGTTGGCCATTAGCTGATAGGCTAGGGTCCACGATGTATGCCCTGTAATACATATTGAGGGCATCGATGATTAGCAATCGTTTATTCATTTAGGAAGATTAACACTATTCTTCGTAATTGTCAACATCTATTTGCAACTCTTCCAAAATTGTGTGAAGATCCAGTTCGAAGTTTTCCAACTCCTCGTCGTCCCTGTAATCTTCTTGTTCCAATCTTTCCAAAAAAATCAACGCCTCGCCAAGGTGTTCCTTTCGTGTGTCCATTTTGGACACCTCTTTTTCCAAAACCCTGCGAATAATGGTCAAATCAAACATATAAGATTTCTCCCCTAAACATATTATTTAGTTCGGAGAATCTCAAAGTTTCATCATTTCTATCCCATTTCCTTCACCGGTTGTGTAGTAAACACGCGAGACGCCACAATATCTCATTGCATTTTGGCACATCGGACAAGGCCTCGACATACGGAAATCACCATCGTTGTTGATGCGCGCAACGTAGACGTCAGAACCCTGAGTTCTGGATCTGTCCACGCCCAAAATAGTTCCGAGTTCAGCATGGAGCGTGGCAGATCCTGTGTTCGGTTCGCGGAACTGCTGACCAAAGGAACAGAAGTTTGATTTGTTGGAAGATGCATTGATTACGGACCCGCCGCGGACGAGGATGGCGCCGTGACGGAATCCGAGATAATCACTCTGAAAGGCGAGGCGCCTTGTCAGTTCAAAGTATCTTTCCTGCTTTTTCGAGACTTCCACATCAATACCTATCGGCAATAGAAAACACTACTCTTGGGGTGCTTCCTAAAGCACTTGTTCTTATGCTTGTGGTTATTTTTGATAATCACAATGATCGATGGTTTTGGCTTCACATATCCCCTTCTCGGTGTAAGATGGGGGTCGGTGATCCTGAAGTTCCAAAGGCAGCCGGAAAATAGAATTGCGGCAACCAAGGGAACAAGGATCTTTCTCATTTATCGACGGGGAAAATAGCGGACGACTGGCCAAGTGTAACAGTTCTTTCCATCAGCCGCGCAAACTCGCTCATTGACAACAACCCGTTGCATGCATCCGGGGCCCACAAACATCATTGCCAAGATAGCGGCAATAAATACTTTTCTCATTTCTCTACTCTTCTGGTGTTTCGTAGAAAGCCGTGGCATCACCTTCGCGGTTGGCGAACTTCATGATGACCTCTTCTTCCATGATAGTATATACCCGGTCACGGAAAACTTGGTCCTTCATTCGCTCAACCCATTGTTTTTGTTGGAACTTGTTGCCAAGCACCTTTCCACTCTCATCAAGAAGAGAGAACCATGCACCAGAGCGCTGAAGAGCCTTGGAGGAGCCGATGGCATCGAAAAGACTTTCGTCATCTTGGACACCGATTTCGTCGCCCCATAGGATCTTGAAATTGCACTGCCGGCCCTGAGTTCCGAAGCGGCTCTTCTCCAGCTTTACCTTCACCTCGGAACCAATGCGGAAGCCGTTGTCATCGTAAATGAAGGAGGCCTTGGCCTTGCGACCAGTGAGCCAGATGCGGAGTGAGTAGGCATAAATCATTGCCTTTCCACCCGGGGTCATGTAGGGCGTTGTCATCGCCTCAGAAGGCGAACGTGTGATGTTCGTCTTCAACTGGTTGAGCACCAGAAATGTAGACTGTGTATTGGCAATGGGGACGGTCAGCTTTGACATACCCTTGGCCAAAATACGAGCCTTGACTGCCATTGACGACAGTGGATCGAAATCACCCTCGATATCTGAGATGGCCGGCGTGAGAGCGAGCGAATCCCAAATAAACAGCATGCGGTTCTCATTGTTGCCAAGAAGGTCTTCAATGGTCTCCAGCACAAACTCAACGGACTGTGCCTGTACATACAATAGGGTGGAGAGATCGCAGCCGGCTCGCTCCAAGAAGCTAGGGTCAATAGCTGACTCGGAATCGAAATATACAACATCGATTCCCATCTTCTGAGCGTTTGCCGCAACCTGGGCTGCCATATAAGACTTCCCTGTCGCCTCTAGACCTGCGATCTCCGTAATCTTACCAACAGGAATGCCGGCCAATTTCCCTCGACATACAATCGAGTCAAGCCAGCGAGATCCAGTTGAAATCCAGTCAACGACCTCTGTTGGATTTTCTTCGCTCAAATTGTGAGCAACATTCACACCAGCCTTCTTGTTGATGAGGCTTCGCATATCCTCAATAGACAGACGGCCGGTGGTATTCTTCTTTGATTTCAACATCTTGTCTCCATAATAAAATGAAAGAAGAGGGGGGCTGGGGCACCCCCCTCTTCTCGGTGGCTATGGGGTTTAGCCAAGAAGCTCGTTGAATGCCTTGTCAACCGAACTGACCTCAGTCGCAACGTCCTTGCCGTAGCGAGTGGTTTCAGTGGAAGCGGATTCGGCATCCTCTTCGCCTAGAAGGAACTTGTCAAGCATTTCTCGGACCTGTTCGGGGGTCTTGCGTTCGAACAACTCGTCAAAATCTGGGATACTTTCCAGAAATGCCTCGGTCTGTTCCTCCGTCTTTGTCAACGGGGAGGATCGTCGACGGGGGGTCAAAGTAGTCTGCGGGAACTGGGCTCCAGCAGGCTTGCCATAGGTCAGAACAATATCTGTTCCTTCCTTGACGTCTGTTACGTCACCGTAATCAGGATTGAGCACGAGACTCAGCAACTCCTGATAGGCGGTCTTTCCGTATCCCCAGATACGGACACCCTTTTCCTCTTCACCTCGTACAATGACGGGCGAGAAAAAACGCTGACGTGCCATGAGGTTCTTTGCCATCTTGATGCTATCCTCCGTTCCCTCGTTGAAGAGTTCACGAACGAAATTGTCAAGAGGACAATCATCTCCAAAGTTCTTCTTGGGGCTCAAAAAACCCGGGTTGGTACCAAGGTTGTAGTGAAACCAGTAATCCTTGAAGGGATCTCCGTCCGACGTCGGAACGATTCGAATTGTCTGCTCTCCGTCTTGTGGACGCCAGAATAGATCCTTTCGGTTATTACCATCACCCTTGAGTGAAGCCATCTTTGACTTCATCTTTTCCATATCAATAGCCATTATTGTTTTCTCCTGTTTTTTGCTATAGTATGCTCAACAAATCTCTTGAACATCTGCCCCTGATTGTAGCACAGGTGGTTGAGATGTTCAAGTGTTTTTTTTACTTTTTTGCGTTTTCCTGCACCTGAGAGCTTCTTGAAACTGAATAAGTGTAATCAACTTGGTACTTTGTAGAGTAGATGCCATATGAGGTTCCCTGCTCATTTCCGACTTGTTCGCGGATCTTTGTAAGAAGGTGATTGTCTGTCTTCAATTTCTTCTCCGGTACAGCAAAATAATACCTCTTTTCGCGAACATTGTCAAGATCAAAAAGACTATTCTCCTCGCCGGTTTGTGGATTGACGATGCCGAAGGTGGCAATGCGGGAGATCTCGTGTCTGTCGGAAAATGTGTTGATGACGGAATCAGTGTTGTCAAACACATTGATCATGTGGATAGTAGATGCAATTGTATCGTTGATCTGATCATAATAGCCGATAACGGGCAGACCCCCAAGCAACTTCTCAATTCTCTCATTCTCAATGATGTAAAGGCTGTCAAATAGCCCAGAACGAGCATATTCCTGCATGATGTAATAAACAGAGCGCTCAATCAACTGAGTTTGGCCAGTCAGGGTGTCAACATTGGGCTTGACATACAAAACGCTCAGTTTACACTGATCTTTCAGTTGGGAGAGTACACTGAGGGAAGCCAAGGACACCGGGGAGGCCCCAGATGTAATAAAAAGAGTGTTTCCGCGGGCATATTTGAAGAAATACGTCAAATCTGGGCAACTTTGCTCGTAATCCTCTGGATTTTCGTGCTTTTCCAAGCGATAGTAGTTGTGTTCGTCCGAATACGCCGTATCCAGCTTGAAAACGTCATATTGTGGGTACTTCTGAAATGTTCTGGCAATGTTGCAGCCGGCCTTTCCGAGGCCTACGATTGTATCCATAGTTTCTTCAAATCTCCAAAGTTTTTTCCAGCACTGACATTTGTCTTGAACCACCCAAACTCAGTATTGGCGAATGTCTGGTAAATATCACTGATTGTACTTTTGTCCTCTTCCGCAAAATCCAACACGATGGAATCGTGAACGAGGAAAGCGATATTTGTCTTCATTCCAGACAATAGCTTATCAACTTTTATCGCTTGTCTTAAGATCAAATCGCTCGTCGTGCTTTGGACCGTGTAATTCAGGGCATGATACTCGTCTGCTTCAATTTCTCTACCGAACGGAGTTTTAACCGTTTTACCGTCCCAATGCCTTTCCTTGACCCCACCCCTGTCATAGGCTCGATTAGAGAGAAAATCATTCGAATATGGGTTATAAAGCCAAGCAAAAATCCTTTTCTTGGCCTCTTCTCGGGTAAGGAGGCCGCGATACACACTGGATACGTTCCAATCATGCATGTCCTCCTTGGGTTGCTGTTTGCCAGAGAGGGCCAGAAGGACACGGAGTTCGGCTGCGTTGAAGTCAAGTTCCACGAACCAGTCGTTCTGGGGTTTCACGATTGAGCGGTAGTTCTTGTCCATCGTCAAAACCGGGAAACTATTCTTTTCTGTTGTCAGGCGACCGGTCTTGGTGCCGAAGACATTGTACTTGACATACGGATCAATACTCTTGACCTTCTTGTAGAACTGTCTTGTTTTATACTCGTGCGCGTGAGACATCAAGTCATTCAAGTCCAAGTTCAGGTGATTGTACCGAATGTCAGTAACGAGTTTTGTCAGGTCAAGAAGAAAATCGTAGTTTGAGGGCTTTTCGTGATTTTCGAGAACATGCTCCGTAATTTTATTTTTCATCGAGCAGTATTCAAGAAGAAAGTTTTGTGGCACCAGTTCAAAGAAGCAGTTGTCGTTGAGGTTTACGCGAGCCTCGATGAAAGAGCGGTAAAAGGCCTTCAACTTGTCACTGACTTTCTTCCACTGTCCCGCAAGATGTTCCGGGCACACATCGTCCAGAGACTTGCCCCCACAATACAGGCTGGCATATTCAATATCATCACGATCCTTGAGGAACGCAGAATACTTCCAAGTCTTTGAGATGTTCTGTGGGATTTCATTCCAGATGAGTTGATCGTTGCAATAGACAGCAACGCATTCCTGTTTCTCATCCAATGTTTGAAAAAGCAATCAAGCCTCTCTAGTATCCAGTCGTGCCCCCGCCGCTCGGTGCGCTGGCCGGTGTGGCTGCCGGAGCGGGAGGGGGAGTGGTGATTGTCGCAGCTTGGCCAGTAATCTGCAAAGTCTGTCCCGTCGATGCGCCAGCAAACAAAGACTTGGCCAAAGGCGGTGCTACCATATTAGCGTATTCGTTGATGTATGTCAAGGCCTTATCGTGTCCGAGGTATTTATTTATGTAAGAAATCTTGCGCAACTCTCGCTCAATGCGGTCTTGGCTTACATCTACTTGTGCCTCCGCTAGCCTGATCAACAAGTATTGATTGAGCCAGAAATAGTCATCATATTTCTTCTCCATTTCCTCAAAAGTCAATTTCTTGCGAAACCGCATTTTCGTAATACTGGAAGGGTTTCGCCCATTCGAAGAATCAGTGGAGCATTGAGTTGCCTTGGCAGTGGAGACATAAGGTCTGTCCGATACGTATTTTTCATAAAAATTATATACTGTTCTCTTCAAGATGTCAATGTCTTTTTTATATGTCTTCTCGTAAAAGACGCCAAACACTTGCGAAGCCTCGATTGGCTTTCCGCTGATCAACCTTGTCGCCTTGGTTTTGTCCTGCAAGAGACCCCTTCCCTGAATGTATGGCAACATCTTGGGGGACTGGAGGTTTGCAACCAGGCGCCATGGGGCATGTTTGTCAATGGCAAAGCCAAAGTTTGCTGCAGCGTCGCGGACGACACCATAGGAGGGGTGAGAAAGCCATTTGTGGTATTTTTCGCCATCATCATTGTGGTCGTCGCTTGACAAATCAATTACCAAGCCACTCCCCATGGGTGTTGACTTATTGCTCAACGAAAATCCACTTCTCGTCAGTCTAAGTGCTCGGGGCAGCATCACGTCATTGAGAAAGTCTCGCAAAAACATCTTGATGAAGTCATCAAATGACAAGACTTTATCCTGCCTCTGGTTGCCACGGAGGTAGGGCATCAAAAAGCCAGCATATAGGTTCTCAAGCATTGTGCTGTGCAGTGTGTCGATGTTCTCCCATCCACGGACAGGCTTGAGGCCGGCATATGGACCTCCCCTCAACTTGAGCGCGTGGCCACCGTGAGCTTCGGATGCCAAGTTCTGTTGCAGTTCTCTAAAAGCGTGCGCAACGAACGTCAACACGAATTGGGATGATGATATGCCAATGGGGCCCAAGGCGTCTCTCCTTGGCATAACGGCGTCCATATCAGCATCAATTCTTCCATATCCAAGATTAAGGGCACGACCGAAAATATCAAGAGAGTCCCCGGGTGTGCCAAAAAAGCTAAACGGAAGAACGCCCTGATCCAGATTTCCATAGACGGTGCTGTAGTTATATCTTCTCGTGCGGATTTCTCTGGCTTTGTTGCCCTTGTCGGCCGTTTCTATGAAATAACCTTCCAGTGTTGGTTTGAAAGTCAATGCGTTGTTCTCCGAATATAAATATCTCTCAACTCATAAATACTGGCCGATTCACCAGAGCATCTTCATTTTCTGCCAGAGATATTGATCTTTCATAGAAACAATCCATCTGCGTCTCCCAAGAAGATGGCGTGATTGAGTTTGAAACTTTCAAAACCCA